TGTGGTGGCATACCACCACCCTCGTCGTCATATCGCCTAAAAATAACAAATGGGGGTGTATACCTACTCGGTATATATCGTAACATAATACCCCCCTATCCTGATAATATTCTCACTACATCGACTTTAAAGATAGCCTCACTGGCAACTGTCTCGCCAGATGGCTTAGGTATGATGCTGAATTTGCTATTAGGTGGTAAAAAGACAGTTTCGGAGTAATATGAGTTGGCAACAATTGGATATCCCTTATTTAAGGTCATATGATGTATACTGTTCGCAATGTCTTCTATAACTAAAAAACTCTCTTTTGTGCACGAATAGAAGATATTGAAATACACACCTTTACCGTGACCTGTGATAGTCACGATATCAGCATAATCTTTATATCCTTGCATTACAATACCGTTCAACGACGTAATGATTTCGTTTGAATCATTACTCTGCGCATTTACATCTATTTCTTTATTCATCGTTTATACCTCATTTTATACCTCAAATCTGATTTATACCTTCGATCTCTAATTTAGAGCGGATCCAATCCTCACCAATCCACAACGGATTAGACGGATTTGCTCCCATCAGTTTCGTGATGATATCAACAGTATTACTGTCCTCCGTCGCAGATGTGGATTTAAATTTGAAATAACACACGTCGGGGGCACCGACAATGCGATTAACTAACTGCTCTGTTAATTGTGCTGCTATAGTTGCTTTATATGCGTCAATCTCATATTTAAACGACTCTATACGTGATACAGCAGTATTGTCAGTCGTCCCTAATCGCAAGCCTATAAGTTCCGCAGGCATACCGGTAGATGCACACATCCTTGCTAGACTAAACTCTGTATCTATCTTATAGTCAACACTACCAGAGTCAACATTAGTTATATCCACATTACTCGTAGTAACTACGTCCTTTTTCGCTGTTATTCCTTTAACACCCATTTTGTAGTTTTCCAGGTCTGTTCGTGGATCTAATGCGTTTGAAACGTCTACCTTGTGATGCCATTTGGGTGTTCCATGCCGCTCGAATCCTACAGCAATTGATTCTGATATCCTGTCATCACGCTTTATATCCTCCATGGATCGATGAATTACAGATATGCCATACGGAGAATACGATTCAATTGCATTGATTTTAATTATATCTTCAGGGAGCATATCTATCTTATCGCGCGATCCACCACCAACATGCTGCCTGTAAGACAATATATTACCGTACTCATCCATTACTATTTCAAACTCAGATGCATCAAGCATATATACATGCGTCGGTATGTCATCTTCCCACGTGACTTCGCAAACACCAAAACCATACAGAAATGACTGATTTATAATATATCGTAACCATCGGTCTATCTTTGCATTATCTAGATACTTGCGCACCTTTTCGGCGATCTCATCGCTACCAATTATATCTTTGTTCGATTCGATAGTCCAACCCCGCGCGGTTACATACAATCCGTAGGTTTCAACTATTTTGGCAGCAATTCCACCAGATTCGTAAATCTCGCTTAATGCTTCGAGTTCCTCGCGTGTGTAAAACATGCGTTTAAATCGGTCGGTAGATATGTGATCTATCGGAAAAATATAAGATTTTTGTTGTTTATTGCCAAATATACGTTTTTGTATCAATCTGGCTAACGTGTTGAAATTTGGCATATGCGTTACATATATATTTATCTCTGGACTTTAAAAGTATATGGATGCCCTTCTTTTTTGTATATCTCCTGTTAAATACGTGATACCATGCACCACAGCGTCTATTCGATCAGGACTCTTTTTAGAGTTAGGAGTCCATGTCACCATCTGTTTCTCCAACGCATCCAAGCCCGCCACGTGATATACACGTCCCTGCTCGTAGTGTGCAAGCACAGGTAACATACGCTCGCGTTTGCTTACTTCACTGTATATGTCCCTGCATGGGACGTTAGGATCTATCTGATGTATGATCTCAGGGATTAGATCACCGCCAGCATTTGATTCATATACTACATATTGGCACTTGTTTGCTCTGTATGCATTTACAACCATGTTTCCCCATTCGGAAGGAGATCCTTTCATACTGTAGTCACCGCCAATCAAAAATGTATTATCACTATTATTATATCTAATTGCTACAATACCAGTTTCGTCAGACGTTGATTTACTGGTAAGCGCTGGATCTACTGCTATAATACTATGACTAGCAAATCGTGAACACTTCCCCTCATCAATCCTCTTAAAATGACTAAACTTCCATAACGTACCTGATACATCTTTATTTATCTGGCCATATAATTCACGGAGTCCAATTGTTGTATTATCGTATTTTTTAAGCAGCCGCTCAAGGTATAAACTTGGCAAATGATCTCTATTGTCTAATGTTGTACCTGTTGTAAAAACCGTAGTGGATTCGTCCAATTCTCCGTAAAACTCTAAAAATTCGTCTGATTCAAACGGGGTGGATGCAATAACTATTTGAGGGTTTTCGCAACCCCGTAATGCATACTCCACATTATACATAACCTCTTTTATATTTGGATAAAAACAAAACTCATCCATAACGACGTAATCAAGTTCCGATCCACGTATACGATTCGGTTCTTCTGCGCTGTAAAAGGTACATTGAGATTCGCTCGCATTATACACAAATCTGCGTTTGCTCGGTAGAAAAGAATAATTGTCATGCTCTGAGCATCTAATAAGACCTGATCGCCCCTCAATCAGAGTATCTCTTACATCTGCCGCAGTTGGGGCAATGAGACCTATTCTTGCTCGTTTGTATTTAAGTGCCATCTCACGCACAAATTGCATTATCGTGAGTGTCTTACCCCAACCTCTACCAGTTATAATAAGCCATATATAGAAGTTGGTTTTAGGTGGGGTTTGTTCAGGGCGTCTGGTATAATACCAAGAGTTATAATATTGTTTTAAAAAAGATATTTCATATGGGGTTAAATCATGTTTAGGACTCATTTCCCATTTATTTTGGAGAGTATATTATTTAACTCTGCCTCTACATCATCCTCATGCATATCAGCCAAATTAGCATAATCTGCATTGATATTATTATTTGTAGACTCGACGACCTTCCTCTCGATGTAATCGTCACAAATCAACGCTAGACGCTTTATGGCTGCCTTGTAGTCATTGAGCGATTCAGCGTTAAATGCTCTCACGATCGGCGCTTCTAATTCGAATGTGCGTGCACTAGTAATCGCGCTGACAAAGGCGATCTCTTCCTCGCTCAAATTACCACCATTATCAAACTCTGAAAACAGATGATACATCTTGTGCGCAGGAATTCCAAGCGTTCGACAAATTGACTTCATACTGATTCCCGTTTTGTATAAGGGAATAAATGCCTCTACAAAGTCGGGATCAGATACTATCTCTTTTGTAGACTTAGAATATCTCTGTAATTCAGGCACAATTTTATAATCCAAGTCTAATTGTTCACTCATTTTAATCACCACCTATTCATTATATATTTCATCTTTAATATCAAGTGATCCGTAAAACACATCAAACCGCTCCGAAAGCGTATCTATTGTGTCACTACCAACTTGTCCAGACATTACTTTGTGTATTGATTTGAATATCGAAATGCTATCCGCATTTAAGTCATACGTCAATGCAACAGCACCCATTCCCAGAACGGAGCGAATACCTACGTTTACGCTACCTTGCAACATGGCCACTTTCGAGATCGATATAACCCATTTGCTAATATCATAATCTGAAAATACAGAATCTACGGATGGAGATACAACAGAATTGATATCAGTCCTATGGATAGCGTTAGAATCGGTCTGTATAGATGCAGTATAATCAATATCTGTACTGACTGTAACATCTTGCATTAATCGATTTCTGCCGCTTTGCATCGTCCCTGATGACCTTATGGAATTGTATGCATAATCTTGGTTAGATTCGTATTTGTGGCTATATACACCACCAAATGAACCTGACACAGTCATACTATCAGTAAATTCAGCATCAACAGCGTAAGACAAACACCCTATGATTAATATACATATCACAGATATATATACTAACGTGTGAAATTGCATGTAATCGATGCGTCCTTTATTTTAGATATCGACGATTGAACACTCTTATTACGTTCTTTTGCCTTATCTATAACACTCTGCTTCTGCACAGGCTTTAGTTCGATTGCATCTGGTATAACAACAATATCATCTGATGATGATTCCGCGACTGCTTTGGCACTCATATTAATCAGAATAGATTTATATCATCACACATAAATAGATATTGTTGATATGCGACGTAGATCAAAATATGGTGCAACAAAAAGCGTTTTAGTGATTGATTCCAAGGAGATCAAATTTGATTCTAAAAAGGAATTGAAACGATATAACGAACTAAAATTACTAGAGCGTAATTCGGAGATAGAATCGCTCGAAATACACAGGAAGTATATGTTACAAGGTGCATATCTCAAATGTGACCAATGCGGAGCAGTAAACCGTTTTGTGAATCCCAAATCAATCAGAACGTGTCTGTGTGGTGGTGATATGATATATAATCAGGCTATCACATATACTCCAGACTTTGTATACCGGCGTACATCGGACGGAGTAATAATCGCAGAAGATGTAAAGGGAGGCAC